GCTTTTCCATTATTCAAATATAATATTTTTATTTTACAAAATGTAAAATTATATCAATCTTTCTAACTGTTCAAAATTCGCTTTATATCCTTTATCAGAAAAGCATAACTCTTTAACAATATCTTTACTGTAAATTATTGTCGAGTGATCCCGGTTAAGCAAATCAGCAACTTTAATAAGTGTCATTTTTGTATGCTCATATAGAAAATAACAGATCAACTGCCTTGCCATGACCGTATTTCTTTTACGTGACTTGCTTTTAACATCATCAAAAGTTACCTTAAAATTTGTGCAAATCAGATCAATAATTTTGTCTGCCTTGCATTTTGTGAATTTAATAAGTTCTTTTTTAGGAATCCCAGGAGCGATATAACAATTCATAATCTAACCTCCTTTACCAATTTATAAACCTTAAACTTTACACCGGGATTTACTACCCATTCATCCGTAATATTCATACCTCTTTTACGAAGAATACTTACAAATTTTCTTAGATCAATTGTTTTAAAGAGCTTAACCGCATCCAGTACAGTCAACTCTTTACCAGCTTTGAAATGATTCTCAATTGCCTTAATCTTAACACAATGGCAGTCTGAAATAAAGCATCCGCATATTGAGCGTTTGTTTTTATTCGATTTAGCCGCATGATTTTGACCGAATATGTCGATTTGAATTTCCATATCACAAGATTAACATAGGCATAATTAATATATAGGCATCTGGATTATCTAACGAGGTTAAAAGTCCGGCTATTTTTGGATGAGAAAGTGAAAGTGTTATGACATCTGATTTAATTGCCGACAATGATTCCTGCAATATTTCATTACTGAATCCAATTATTAACCCTTCATATTGCCAGTCAATATTTATTAACTCCTCTCCTGATATAGAATAATCAACATTATCGGCAATTAACTTTAAGCCAGAATATGAAAAATCAAACTTAATAACACCTGATTCTCTGGCAAATATTGAAAGTCTCTTTAAGGCAGAAATAAGTTGAACTCGGTCAATTTCAACAATCTTGTCATTATCTTTAGGTATAATGTTGTTATACGCAGGGTATACCCCATCAATCAGTCTAGACTTGACAGAAATGCCTGTTTCATAAAATATAGCGATAGCATCTTTTTGAATAAATAATAAAACTTCGCCCTTGGATTCCGGCAATACCCGAATTGCTGCACTCGGTATAATTATAGATCCTTCTCCGCCTGAAATTTTAGAGTTGACATGATTAAGCCTGTTCGCATCCGTAGCAGTGTATTTTATTTGTTCGCCAAACTCCATAAACACCCCCATAAGATATTCCCTATCGTCTTTAACACCGGCAGCATAAGAAACACTATTTATCCCGTCTGCAAACCTATCGTATGGTAGTTTTACCTGATGCTTATTTGATATTTTCATCAAAGGAAAATTCTTGGCCTCCTCTATTGGGATTTCGTATTTCCCAGCAGATGTTTTAATTGTTGCCATTGTTTCTGAAATAGCAAAACTTAATGGTTGATCTGTAAGGTTTTTAACAAGTAATGATAGTCTTGAGAATTGGATGCAAAAAGAACCAGTCTCGAAATTTTCATACTTTATAATGCACGACATTTCAACCGTAGTGTTTGTAGTTGTTAGAATGATATTTTCTTCTGAAACATCAATTTTTACACACTCTGTAATCGGTATGATAACGCTAGATTTTACCACCTTTGAAATTGCTGTCAATCCTTTGTGGAGCTCGTTTCTATTTATGGTAAATTTCATAATTAATTAAGTTCTAATGTGTATTGGGTGTCAATAATATTAACCGTCATAGGGTAGTTTCTACTTCCTGTGCATAGTAAATGAGCGGTTATATCACGCTGCGATACATACCCATATTGCTCTTTTAGATATTTAGCAATTTCTCGCTCTACACTTAAATCGTGTATTTTCTTTTGGGTTTCAAGCCATTTTTCAGCCTGCTTTTCGGTATCAAACCTTTTAGATAGTTCCATAAAAGGAGATACAATTTTTACTGATATTCTCATAATTCAAATATAAAGTTTTCTTTGTTAATTGCAATACTTTGTAATACAATTTTAATAAAAAATATAATTATTTAGTCTTTGATTTAGCTTTTTGATTAAGGTGGTTTGAAAGTATCAAATTTACCACAGCCGAGAACGATCTTGATTCTGTTGCCGCTACCTTTTCCACCTTGCTTATAGTTTCCTTTTCTATGCGAATGCTTTTTAGTATTTTCATGAAAGCAAATATAATACATTGTATTTCAATTACAAATTTTATTTAATTAGTTGCAAAGTCTTGAGTTCGTTATTTACCAATTCCTCAATCCGTTTAGCTTCATTACGTGCTTTTTCTGCAAAGAATTGAACCGTATTCATTACAGGTTTTGCCTTAGTGCCTAAATTAATTTGGCTTTCTGGAGTTAAAACCTTATGGAATAGTCTGATTTTACACTCAGGTCTGAATGAAGCGAAATGCAATTCTTTCAGTTTTGTGTTAACCGTGAAATAATGCAGGCATTGATGAATATGCCCTAAAGGAATATCATTTGCTCTGATAGTTGCAATATGAACATCACGACCAGGGCATTTTAATTCACAAGCAATAGTTTCACATTCAGTAATACTATCAGGCGAAATGCCCATAATATCTAAATCTGATTGAATCCAACCGGCCTGAATTAATTTCACTTTTATTTTTCGGCTCAGTTCCATTCTGCCAAAAGGCTCTAACTCATTCCCTCGAATCATTGCATCATTTTGGAATCCTGGAGGCTCTAATTTAAAGTCCTCCATTTTACAGGCGATAAGGCTATTCAAAATGGTATCGCTGTCAACGAATAACCCCTTTGAATTTGTGCCTGAAATCTTGCCGTATCGTTCCTGATGCCATTGATCGGAACCCTGCTCGATGTCAAATCTAACTATCATAACGATGTCATTTTTTCGTTATACAAATCGAGCAATTGATCTGGAATTGTGCCTAATGCTTCGAGTTCTGATTTGGATTTTGCAGAGTTGATAGATTTAATTAATTCATTTGTTAGGTCTTTTGCTGCCCCTGTTTTAGTACCTGATTTTACACCTTTAAATGCCTGATCTACTGTTGTATCACCATCTTTAATTGCTGTTCCAATTCCTATAAGCACAACCAGTTCGTCTGCTCCTATATGGTCTATAGCTGCTTTACCGATAGTATTTAAAATCTCTGCTTCAGTAACAGAATAAGTTTGAACAAGTGCATCAATAACTTGTTTTCTTTTCTTAATTAATTTTGTTTCATCAGAAATATCTCCAGTAATAGTTTGCATTGCAGCTTTATAAACTTTATTTGTAACAGCTTTTGGAACTACTGATAATATTGCTTCACGCAAAGCGATTGAATTTGCCGCGCGACCAGTAACAGCAATCATATCATCATTCATTCTTCCGAACTTTGTTATAATAGATCTTTTAACTTCAAACTTCATGGCTAAATTACTTTCAAGATCGAATGCAAATGCCTGTGAAGTAAGTGTTTTTGAATCAACTTCGGTAACTCTTGTTTCGGTTCTCATATTACCCCAAGTTTGTGCTATTATCTTAGCTAAGTGGATAGAAGGTCCAGTCAACGCTTTCCCACCCCTTGGAACTGAATAAGTGCATGTAGCCGCTGTTTCAACATCCATCGTAGCTATAGCAATAGCATTATCTGTCGAACGCTTAATATTACGTGGATAAAGCTTCGCGGTAGATACTTGAACATCTATGGTTGCTTTGTCTTGTAGATATGCAAGCCCGTTTATTTCGGTTTCAATAACCGATAATTCTGTATTTTCTGACATTATACTAAGTTTTTAGAGTGTGAAATAATTAAGTTTTTTACGATTTGCAAGGCATCGGTAACCTCTTTAGTCATTGCCTTACCAGCCTCCGATTGAAGTTCAGGAAACTGTAAAGCCGTAAACTGCACAAAGAACGCTTTAACCTTTTCCTGATCGGGGGCTTTCAATAAAGCCTTTGCCTTTGCGTCTTTTTCTTCCTGTTCGGCTATTTTTGCAAGGCGTTCATTTTCTTCTGCAAGCTGTTTTGCTTCGAGTTCTTTGCGGATTCTTTCAGCTTCTGCCTTTGCTTTGTCTATTTCAGCTTGTTTAGCAGCCTGAATCTTAGCCTGTTCAGCACGTTCATTTGCTAATTCAGCTTCCATAAATTCAGCTTCTTTCTTTAACCTTTCATTTTCTGCATCCCGTTCAGCCTGTCTTTGCTTTTCCGATTCGATCTCTGCCAGTCTTGCTTCCTCTGCTTTGCGTTCAGCTTCGATTCTGTCTTTCTCATCCTGAATCCGTTTTGCCTGTACTGCCTCAAATGATTCTTTTTCGCGTGCAAGTAATGTCTGAAACTTTTCTTCATCCATTATATCCAATGGCAGAAACTCTGTATCGGTTTCAAATGGCGCAAGTAAAGCAATACGATTAGATTTTAATTCAGCACGTTTTTGAGCTTCTACGCGTTCCTGATGCTTTTCGATTTCTTCATATTCGGATTCGGTAAGAATACAGGCATCTTTTACAAGATTGAAGGCAGATTGAATTAAATTACTCTCTGCCAATAGAACTTTTTTACGTTCATCCTTAATTGATTCAGATCCGGTACGAACCTTTACAATTTTTAAACGATTTTCACGGGCAATACGAGCGTGGTCAGCCACTGGATTTTCTTTATCCAATGTTGCAAGAGGTCTGCTTAATTCTGATAATTCAGCAAATGCCGGATGAAAAGCAGAAACGTGCGCTTCGGCTTTGGTTAATTCAATGCCTGACTTTTGAGCCAGTTCTGTTAGTTTGGTGTTTTCAACTACTGCGATTTCGGTAGTTTGTTCTTTTAATTTTTCCATAAAATAAAAGAGCCTTACTTGGGTTTGGGTCTGGAAGTCCCCGCCCCCGAAATAAGGCTCTTTAAGTTTTTTAATTCCGCTTCCAGACGGTAAACTAATATAACTATTTATTACATCGTTTCCAAATAAAACCTTACAAATATCTCGCAAAGAAATATCGTAACAATAATAATGCAAGCCAGCATTATAAGCCAGAAAGTACGGTTTGATTCAGGGTTGTTCATAACAGTTATTTTAAAAACCAAGCCCAGTCATTCGCTTTCATTCTTGCTAAAATAGCACAAGCAAGTGACTTATCATCTAACTTTGAATCCTGCTTTACGTAAGCTGTTCCAGCCTTAAAAAAGGCATCCGGCTCACAAGCCCCTGACTGAATAGGCATATTAAGATTAAATCCTTTTAAATAATATGCTATGCCTGAACAGTCTTTACTATCTGTTCTCATAAATGGCACATCGTTATCAAGCATTTCAAATGGATTAGCTATTAGTCCTAAATCAGTTAATGTCCTATACCAATCACTAGATATTATTAATGAATCTGGACTTGAAAAAAGCATCCCACCCATTTTAATTAACGTACTTGTAGTGAATGTTTCACCCTGATTGATTAGTGATTTTATACAGATAAGTGTTTTATCATTAATTGAATATGGCAAATATCCTACACCTTCATTTATTATCATTTTCAATAAAATAGGGTCTTCGTTTTCATTAACGATGTTTCTAACCTCTGCTCTTATTCCGTACTCATTTGCAATCCTATCTTCGTTAATATCTACATCAAACAAATCAAAATCAAGAATTGAAACAGCTTGAGTATCAAAGCATCTAATACCCTTGCGATAAACATTCATTTCTGATTCTTCTTTCTTTACGAAAATTCTACCATATTTACTTTCGTAATTTGCCTTTCTGTTGAATGAAAAATACCTATCATATTTCATCATAACTTCTGATAATTCAACATTCATGGGAATGTAAATCACTGTTTCACCATCGACTCCTGAAAATTCTGGCATCCAAACGCTATTTAAAGCATTACCTCCCTCATCAATTGCATTACTGATAACTTCCCTTAGTGCCATCCAGCCAGTCCATTTTGGCCCCATCTGAGTAGTTAATGAAGTTTCAATTCCATTTACGGTAATAACCTGAACCGGACTATCTCTATGCAATCTTACAGTACTGTCGATAGTTATTTCGTTTTTGCCTGAAAATATTCGTGGTGAACAATCATTCCTGATTAACCAGGAAAGAGCATATTTCCACCCAGATCCAAACATCCCGATTTTGCCAGATTGTTCACGTTTTGTACTTGACCCTATCAATGTCAAGTCTTCGGCACATATTAAGCCGGCATTGCTGATTCTTAAATAATTCATCTCACAAATACTAATACCAATCCAACTAATACTATCATTACTCCGAATATCACAAAACCCTGAATAGGAGTTGCTGCATCGGTTCGCTCAATGGAGTGCATCCATAGCGGGGATGGGTTGTGAATTGATACGGTCGGATCAGGTTGTTTAAATCCATTCGCCTGTACTAATTTGCCATCTCGATTAATAGTATGGGATATGTGTTTATTTTCCATAATTTTAAATTTTAGCCGGCTCAATATAAGCCGAAGTGAAGTAATCTTGTTCATGATTCGGCAGGTTCTCAAATTCTGCCTGACTTAATAAGTCATCCTTAAAATAATAGTTCCCATTATCTGATGTGAATGAGAATAGTGCGCGATAGTTAATCATGGCTGTTGTCATTTATGATGTAAGAAATATTTATCGATGCCAATGCAAAATTTAAAATTGAAAGAACCACTTGAAAAGCCGATATCCATAAATTAGTCTCTGATAGCGAAAGGTTTAGTAAAATTATGCCTGCAACTAAATTGATTATGCCTGCAACTAAATTAGTGGCAAAGTTTAAGTTTTTCATTTTTCCTATTATTTAGTTTCCAATGTTTTAATATACTCCTGTACTGCTTTTGTGAAGTCGGAGAAGGTTGGGTAATCTGATGACCATTCATCGAAATCAAGCAATCTATCCCGGTCATAAATATTTACATCTTGATTAAAATTTATAATTACTAAGTTTATAAACTTCTCCCTCGCATCCATTACAATGTCTACGAGTGTGTGTAGTTCGGTGCGGGTCATGGTATAAACTTTATGGTTACTGGTTCTGTTATAGGATAAAATGAATCTTTTACCCAATCTGTAAGGTACACTACATACTCATTTTCAAAGGCAATACCAGAAAATGTTTTATCGCCATGTTCCCCTGTTGTAAATAAAATGATCCCTGTCACCTTACATTTTACAATCATTGGCTCACTCCAATCAATTTGCTGATTGACTTGGCCTTTTTTTACGATTTCTATTTTCATTATTCAAATAAGTTAGCAATAGTTACTGGTTCATAGCTTTTAAGGTTTAAATGACTTACAAGCATCGCAATATCTCCGTAAGTTAATTCAGTCCATACTGATTCTGACTTTAGCTTATCAGTTAGCTGATTCACTGAAGTAGGATATTTTTCTCCCTCGCTTTCAAGAATAGCCTTGTATTCAGGCTTTAGTCTTTCGAATAGCGTTTTCATTCCTCTACCTCCCCATTATCATCACAATTTCGGCATGGATCATAAAGTTCAGCACAATGCTTCAAGCAATCCAGGTCTTGACAGATACCGTCAATAACGTCAGCACCGCAGCAATCTGAGTAATAAATTCGTTTTGAACCGCCACATTCATGGCATGTTTTCATCTTTACTTCAGAATCCTCGAAACGATCGTATGATCTGTCATGCACAAAGTCGGAGTGCCTGAATCCGGTGATTAGGTTGTCCATTATTATAAGTTTTGAAATGCTGAATAGATAAGTACAGCTGCGTAAATACTGGTCAAAATCCATTTTAACCAGTCGATTTGTTGAATAGTTTTCATTATTTTTTTGCAAGTTTTGTGCAATCCTTTATTGAATTGCATATACAAATATACAAAAGTATTTTTAATCTGCAAATTTATTTTAAAATAATTTTAGCTTTTAATTACTTCTGTAAGAACTTCCGCCAATTCAGCCCTGATAGCCGTCTTTTCATGCTCAGTTAAAAAGTTTTTATTATTGCCCTTTATCTTATTATTAAGGACTTGTTTGCTTAACCCAACTCGTTTAGCCAGTTCGGATTTGTTAATGATCTTTTGATCTATAAGTACTTGTTCAATCTTCTTCATATACAAATGTATATATTTTATATGACAAATAAAAATAAAATAAATATTCAAAAGTATTTGCATTTATGATTTTTGTTTGTAGATTTGCTTATCGGTTCGCCGGTGCAACTTAAATTAAAACCGAAAAAAAATGAAAACACAAATTTTTAAAAACTATTCAGATTTCCTTCAAAGAGAGGATAAAGAAGTTAATGGTGTAGATCAGGATTTTGCCGATAATCACCCGGTTTATGAAAAGCAAAACGAAACAAACAAAGGCTGTTACAACTGTTCAGGCTGTTCCGGCTGTTACAACTGTTCCGGCTGTTCCGGCTGTTACAACTGTTCCGGCTGTTACAACTGTTCCGGCTGTTCCGGCTGTTCCGGCTGTTACGACTGTTCCGGCTGTTCCATCTGTTACAACTGTTCCGGCTGTTACGACTGTTCCGGCTGTTCCATCTGTTACAACTGTTCCGGCTGTTACGACTGTTCCGACTGTTACGACTGTTCCGGCTGTTCCGACTGTTACGACTGTTCCAACTGTTCCGGCTGTTCCGGCTGTTACGACTTAAAATTTAAAATCGATCTTAAAAACGAAGAAGGAAACGATACTTTATTGATACCGATTATCCCAAGTATTCATTCTAAAATATTTAAGGCAGTTTCAGAACCGAATGCCTTGAATATGGAATCGTGGCATACTTGCGATAGCACTCATTGCCGTGCAGGATGGGTTGTTACTATTGCCGGTAAAGAAGGTAAAGAATTAGAATCAAAAACATCGACTCTATTTGCTGCAATGATGATTTATAAGAAATCATCGCCCATTCGTGTGTTTCCTCCGAGATTTTTTGAAAGCAATAAAATTGCAATGGATGATATGAAAAGATGTGCTGATGAAGAAAATACTGAATAGTTTTCGGTCTATTCTTTCCGTTATCTCCAATTAATTTGGGCTTTGTCGGTAGCGGACATAAAATAAGCATATAGGAAAGAAATATGTAGTAAAAAACTTTGAGACTCAAAAATATTATTGTGGTGAAAACTACGGATGGAAGGAAGAATCTTATCTATCTGATTATTTTGATACTATCGAAGATGCAGAGCGCTTTATACAAAGGCAAGATGGTAAATTTCAAATAGAAACCGTTTATATCGTTTAAACCCCCTAACCTAAATAGAAAGAAATGAAAACAATAAACTACAATAATCCAGACCGAGAAAATGATATAATCCTATCGTTTGACTATAAAGAAAAAGAGGTGATGATTGAAGTTAAATATGATAATCAGGAAGCGTGGTATGCGTTTAACGATCATATTGAATTAGATGATTTCATAAACGAATTGCTTAGGGCAAAAGAGCAGTTAAAATGTGCTAAACTCGGATTAAACTATGTCGATAAACTTAAGTAACCAACTTCCCACTAACGGGCTAAAATGAAAAGGATATGACAAATGATACAACAGATTATAAACAATTAGCTTATAAATTACAAGGAGATATTGAAATGAGATCATGGGAAGATGCTCAAAAAAATATCCCGTTTTTAAAGGAAATGAAACAGCGCATTGAAAAATTTCAAAATAATAGAGATGTTACGGAGATTGAAATGGTATATAATATGATTGATGATTGGATTTTGGAATTAGAAATGATATGAAGAAAACATTACAAGAATGCAAAGAGATAGTTGCGAAGCAATATGGAATTAGATTAACGCAGTTCACTATATTTCTCGCGGATCTCGCTAATAAAATGTACTATGAGCAGTTACAGAACGAAAGACAGAAAGCTGAAGATACAGTATTAATAGATCTTCAGAAAAGATATTCAGAAAAAGCATAATTAAAATGATACACAATAGATTATCCGCAATCTCATTATTGCTTATTACTCTTACCGGTTGCCAGCCTAATGATACTTATGTCTGGCAGTCCATTGATAGAGATGGCAGTGTAAATAGCGGTACCGCTATGATCACGGTAGTAGTATTCAATGGCCATGTAATCAAATCTTATATCGATGATATTGATATTATTACAGATAGTATTGTACTACTTAGACAGGCGCAAGGCGAAGAATTATTATTTACCGTTAAAAAATTAAAGCGATGAAAATAGAAGAAAATTTTGAAAATTTTTAAAATGAAACAATAAATGCTAAACATCTATTATTAGATATTATGGGTCTTACTTATAATGATAAAACATTATTAGAACGTGATATAAACACCATACAAACCTACGCCCGAATCCAGATTGAGAAGGATAGAAAGGATGCAGCAATAAAAGCAAGTGAATTTGGTATTGGTTATAATCAAATCAAGATTGAAGAAGCCATTAAGGATAGACCTATAAACTTAGACTAAATGAAAACAGAAATAATATATAAAATCATCGGATTAATAGTAATATTAAATATATGCAATGAGATCTGTTTCAGATTCGGGAATCATGGATGGAGCAGAAGAGGATATAATGATTATTATCCTTTAAGTTTTATTACGCAAACGGTTAATTATATATTGTGCTGTACAATATTTGTTGCGTTATTATTTCTTTACTTTACAGAATGGTAAAATGCAAATCATAACCACATTCATAATAATAACCGCTACAATTTACATTCCGTTACATAAACTATTTAATAAATTATATTTTAAAATCATAATAAAATGAAAACAGGAGTAGAACTAATTGCCGAAGAAAGGAAAAGACAAATAGAAGTCGAAGGGTATGATCTTGAAAGAGATAAACAGCATTATGAGAATGGTCAACTAATGGGAGCGGCCGGCTGCTATTTATCCAATGCTTTAAGCAAGGCATATTCAAAAAGCGATGTATTTCAACCATTTTCGCGTTTTGAAATAAGGCAATCTATTGAAAGTAGATTTGGATTTGGCCTTCCTCAACCTACATTTACAGATGCTTGGCCTTGGGATCCTCAGTATGATAAGAGAGATAAGCATGATATATTGAGGTCTCTTGTTATATCTGGGGCTTTAATTGCTGCTCAAATAGATTTATTGCAGTCAGGAGATGGTGTGTGAATAAGGTGATTCAATTATTGTTTAAATTTATAAAAAGGAAGATATGAATAATAAAATAGCAAGCATAACAGAGGCTTTCTCTATGCAGCCAGTAACATATAGTGTTACTAAAGAAGAAACCTACAATTTAGGTAAAAAGGATAATTGGAGCCATCTTCCTGAAATGTGCAAAGAAATAAAACTTGAAACAGTAGATATTGGTGAAGAATGCGGGAATCCTGTTCAGGCATCTTGGTATGTCGGGTATAATTTTGAGGGAATTAAAATATTTCAGATAATAGCTAAATCAGCAAATGTTACTTTTAATCCTTATTGACCATAACCACCGCAATAATTTGCCTCATAATCGCCTGTATTATCGTAGTAATTTTAGACTGGCTGGTAAGTCAGGAATTGAAAGAAAAGTAGTAATCTTAAGAAATTGATTTCAGAATAAGCACGGTGCTGCCTAACTGTGGGATGTGACAGTCTAAAACGAACAGAACTGAATGCAGCAATCAATTATTAAAGCCATTCTCCGGAGTGGCTTTTTTATTTTACTGAAACCCGTAATTTAATATCAATAACTATTTTGTAACTTTATTCAGGCAATAGTGCCATATACATAAATTTATACAGGTATGTTTATTTTAAGAAGAATTATTGAAAAAGGTGGGGACGAGTGTAATACCGCAATAGGGTATCACTACGCATTAATTTTAAAGTCAAGAAATAAGGAAGAGTTTGAAAGGGCTCAGAAATTTTTTGACATTCATCAGGAATCTGTTTTCGGATTCATTTCGGATTCATCAGGACAATTAACACCGCTATACGATGGGTCAGTCTATTACATGATGACCGAGAATGGAGCCACGTTTGAGAGGATTGTTAAACAGTAGCATTAAGCTCCTGAAATATGGGGCTTTTTTATTTCCTATCCCTGTAGTACAGATATATCAATCCGACCGAAAAAGAAAAGTAGTATATTAGCTACCGTTAGAGTTTTCCATTTAGACCTGCTATACGGATTTGGTATAGCAGGTTTTTTATTTCCTACTCCTCTGCCACATTACAATCATCCCACCTACGATGCACAATAGCATACCGATAAGTGTCATTTGCCAGTTTTCCATTATAATTTCTCGATTGATTTTGTGGGCTCCAGGAAGTTTTTAATCAAATATGATACACCTGCTGATAACCCAGCTTTAAATATGGGATCTAAATTATATCCCGGGATCATTTCTTGAATAATATACAATACTGGAGTTAATACTGCCAGTATAAACCCTCTTGAAAAATCTCTTAATTTTAAAGAGAATTGTTTTGAAATTACTTTTTTTGCCATGTTATTCTGCTTTTGTAAAATCTAAATAATATTCTGCGCCATCCTCAAATAATTCCTGAGCTGGTTTGCCTGCTGCAATATTCAATCTAAGATCTCCTCCGGGTGTATAATCATTAAATGACTTATTTTCCTCACTTCCAGTGCTTACTGGAAGTGCATTTACCTGAATACTACCATCATCAAATCTGTTAATGTGGGTTATTACGAACTTTGCTCTTACTGTTTTCATATTTAAGTTTTTTATGTTTAAGTTTTTTATGTTTAAGTTAAATTACCATCTTGCCTCAATCCCTCTGCAATCATAATGCACGAAGGATGGATAAATGCCAACACCGCCTTGCATCATTTTACCGTCTTTAATCAACTTCTTAATTATCACACCCAATTGCTTAGGCGTATATTTTGAAGTGACTAGATCCGCTGCTTTTGCAAGTTTGTGTTGACTTTTAGGACTCCCGCCAACTGACTCATTATAAGCCACTGTACGATAGGCGGAATTAATATGGATAGGAACACCTATATAGTCACGAAGTACCTGTAATTGGTTAGCTAATAGCCTCACATTTACCTCTAATGCTTCAGGCACTTTGGTCCCGTCATTGCACTTAAATTCACGGATGTGAAAGTTGGCAGTTAATTGTCCGTTGCTCATTTCATCCTTTTTATTTCATCCCTCAATTCATAGATGCTTTCAGTTAATTTACTAATGTCTTCCTTTAATGGTTCATTCGCCTGATGTATCAATTCCTTAGTACGGGAATCCCTTCCATCGCTCGCATATTTAAAAATAGCGTCTACTAACTTCCAGAATCCTGCCAATATCACAGAATATGGAATGAACGTAGTAAGGAAGTCTAAAATCTCTTTGGCAAGATTTGAGTCTGTTGTTTCGGACATTGTTTCAATTTTTAAAAAGCCCATATCTATACGCACTTATCAATGTAGGTATCACAATTAAAGAAGAATACAGGCATAAGAAAGCCATTCTCATGCGTGCATCTACAGTTAGTATTGTTGTGTAATTCAATATATAAAGTACTGCTCTGATCCCAATGAATCCGGAAGTCACAAATACCAATTGTTTTGATACAATAGATTTTGCAGAACAAGCAAAGTATAATAACATTGCTGTAAATATGCCCTCGCTGCCAAAATACCATGCTGACATTTCGTTTTTATGCAGGTCTTTATACTCCGGACTTATCCAAAGATACAATCCTGCATTTATCAGGAACAATACCAATATTATTGAATACCTCATACTGTTTTTGGGGGGTCAGGAGTTGTTCCAGGATCAGGATCAGGATCGCCTCCGTCGTCCATTAATTTATTCGCTTCTTTTTTCGCCTTATGTTCTTTCCAAACAGCAATCAACTCCAATAATGTTTTGAGTATTTCAGGAAAATAAGCAATCAGTTTAATAAATAAACTTGTACTCATTCTTTCCCCGAATACTTCTTTAATTTCTGCTTTTTGATTTGCTTTCATATTATCTAATTATGATGTATTTCTTCATTGCTTTGGCTTTATTACAGGCTGTGGATTAGGCTTATCGACTGGCTGCACGATCTTAGCTGACTTTTGCAAGAACCCCAATAAATCTTTGCTAATCTTCTTAGAGTCCACATTCTGATCAATAGTCATCAATACCGCTCTGAACTGATCAATCTTCATCTCTACGGAGATAATAGTATCTTGCTTCGCTTGTGGCTTAACTTGCGCAAAAGCTATACCTGTAAGAAGGGATAGTGTTAAAATTGATTTTTTCATAATTATAATGCTGCTGGTTTAAATTCTAAATAACCCATTTGTGCGGTTAAATCCGCTGATGCAACCCCTTGCCCTGTAATTTTAAAAACATTCGTACCTGTGTAATTAGTTACTGTTCCATTTGTATATGAATATATGTAAGACGCAGCGTCAATTTCGTTAGAAATGTCTATCCGATAAGTAGTTGCACCTGTTTTAATTATAGTTCCATACATTGCCCATATACCATTTGAAGTGGTAGTACTTAATAGATATGAATTCAATCCAAAGTAAATTCTTATATCTTTTGAGTTCGCATTTGCAGCGTATTTTCCAGAAATTCTAAAACTCAACTTATCCCCATTGTTCACTAAAGTATTTGCGAGAACAGTATAACTGTAAAGGTCAGTTTCGGTTGTTGTAACATTATTTGCATCCGTGTACCAATCTTTTAAAATCCTGTTAGTCCTGCTTGATATTGCTCCGTCTACATAAGCCGTTGTTGCTATCTGTGTTGTATTTGTTCCTGCTGCTGCTGTTGGTGCGGTTGGTATGCCTGTTAGCGCAGGAGATGCCAATGGGGCAAATGCGGTGCTGGTGTAGGCATTTGAGCCTAAAGTACCGCCTGTGCCAACGTTTAAGGTTGAACCATCAGTGCCGGTTAATATTAAGCTGTTGCTCGCAGTCAACGTTTTGCCATCTGCGATGGTCAAAGTAGATCCTGTAGCCGGTGCAGTAATGGCAACCTTATTAATGGTAGTTGCAGCAGCTACTCCTAAGGTTGGGGTAACCAATGTAGGAGAAGTAGCTAATACTACTGTGCTGCCAGATCCTGTTGTTGTAGCTGCCGAAATAGCTGTTCCATTACCAGCTAATACAGGAGAGTTTACAGTTGTGGTTAATGTCAAAGTCGGGACAACTGCATTCCCATCAGAAGTTCCAGCCAAGCCATTCGCACTTGCTACGGCTACCCCTGTCACAGATCCACCGCCGCCACCAGGTATGGCTTGCGTAGACATCAATCCAGTGTTATCGGCTACCACCATTCGGGTTCCAGTTCCGGCTAAAGAACTAAGCGTAATAGCACCAGACCCTGCAATAGTTAGATTGTCACCACCATTAGCTCCTAATATTAAAGGGGCATTAAGCTGGTTAGTTAATCTTACATAGTTAGAGTTACCGACCACGCCGCTCCCGTACACATCTATGGTTAAAGCTACTGTGCTGGCATCATTTCCAAAACGTGACCTATTTCTGGCCGCGGCGCCGGCGCTTGTATTTTGCGTTGTAAATAAATTTACAACTGAATTAGATGATGTAGTAGCGGTTAATTCGGCGGCAGTTACTCCTGCGCTAAATATAGCAGCCGTTCCGGTCAATGGGCCTAAAAATTTCCACCCCCCAGAATAATCAGCAACCATATTAGTGCCGTCCCAATAAAATGAGCCTATTGACGCTCCTGCTGCATTTTTAAATCGCAATAATGCATTGCTATTAGCCGACTGTAGTGTCAAAGAATTTGCATCGACTGAACTTCCATTTCCTATCGAAAAAGCAGATGGCACTATTGAAAGCGACCCGGTATATCCACTTGTCGGTAAATACCCACCTAAAGCCGTACTAACCGCTGCTGTCGTTGGATATTTAGTATTATCAGGACTTGCAAGGCTTGTGGCTTTATTTGCTACATTTTCAGGCACATAACCAAAGTTTCCTTCCACTACTCCCCAATTAGATGAAGTTTGTCCCGGGCTATCAGTTAATGCCCTTATCCAATCACCTATTCCAACTGCAACTCCACCTAAAGTGCCTGCCACGCTTATTGACCACAGATTACCTTTCATAATTGCACCGCCTGCGCCTGAACCACCTGTTGATGGATATAGATTGGTTGAAGCGTCGTAACTACCTCTATCGTTTAAAAGACCAACCACTAAGCCATCCGCGTAAGTTTTAACCGCTTGAACAGTCGGGTATAAAGTGTTGTTTGAAACTGCGAATGAAGTCGCTTTGTTAGATAGCTTTTCACGCGTATTCAGGCTATCCTGCAATCCAACAACTTGACTTTGATTTACATTACCACCCTGTAAAGCTAAAATACCACTCGCATCTGGATATGTTATGGTCTTACTTGACGCCATACCGACCGGTGATTGTAAGAATACGTAATTCCCTGTCGTTCCGCTTTCAATTTGCAAAGCATTACCTCCAGCAATAACAGGTGAATTTGTGAATATCTTAATACCTCCAACGTTTTGATTTCCAGTCGTCAATACAGCATTACCTACCCCTTTAGCATATCTCGTATCACCTTTTGGAAAGAAATTAGCAACCGTTTGAATAGTTGTAGTATCTTGTACGGTACCGTTACCCATTAGGAACTGCGATCCTGTTCCACCAACCCGTTTAATACTATCTCCAGTAATACTAAATGCACTCACTAAATCCTTAGTAGCTCCATTATAAGGCACGAAATTAGTTGCATTCACTAAAGCAGCTGGGAATTCTAATCTTGCATCGGTTCCATTGTCATAATATAGACTGATTGATGCAGTAGATGCAGACATTCGGGCATATACTTTAGTCACGATCCTGTCTGTTGTCAGCAACGTTTCATCAGCTAATAACAATGCAGATACAGTAACCTGCTGCAGCGTATTTACCGAAACAGTAGAGCTATTATCAGTTGTAGCTAACAATGTTTCAGTTCCATCCAATGCACGTTTATAAATCTTAGCGTATGAGTAATAATTATTGCTTCCAGCCGCTTTCTGCGTTTCGTAATGAACTGTAAATTTACCGGCAGGAATTAAAGTAGTATTCGGGAATCCTGAATTAGTTGCAAATTCCTGTATTAAAGTTTCAGCAATTGTAGCTGTAACAGTAGCCGTATCAGCAGCACCGACCACATAAGAAGTCAATGCCGGCATTTGTTCATAGCCCGATATATCGGAAGCATCACGGCTGAATATGTAATTCATGAACCCGACTGAACTGATTGCCGAACCGGCTATTTTGTAGATTCTGCCATTACGAACCGTTAAGATTGAATCCGATGCAGTTCCATCGGTTGCGTTTTTTAAATACGTTTTACCATATAAAGATGTCGCTCCCGTTCCAGCCGTTTTACCAACACGAATACTATCATAGTTTAACTGATAGGTTGTTTGGCCGAACGCTACGAACGGCAACAAAAGAATTATAAATATTAACTTTCTCATGCGATTGTACCTAAAGGGATTGAATACCAACCCGATGAACATTTTTTATAAATTAATGGATTGCCTGTAATACTTTCGCAAATCACCTCAAAACCTAATCCAGCGTTCGGGTAAGCAATATTTAATGAAGCACTTGATAATTCGGATGTAGTGGCGTTTGATACGCAAAATTGACCGCGCAATGAACCTATTGTACTGCGATAAGTTACTTGATTACCAGCTTCGGATACGACTATTATCGTATTATCTGATAGCGTTCCCGGGAATATTGGGAAGTCTTTAGTGTATATTCCTACTACTGGCATAACAATTTAATTTAAAAATACATATTTGCCGCCATTATCTACATAAGTATCAATATTTTGATACCAAATGCTATAAACAGTATCTGGCGGAACAATAACACCATAGCCAATAATTTGACCACTAAAGGTAATAGTACCTCCTGAATCAGCTATAATCTCTAAATTTGACAGATAGCCAAATCCTGAATCATTAATTCCGGTCATTTCCCATTCGCCTAATTGCATTGAACGTGCAAGTAAAGACAAATCAGTCCAGCTCATATTTAGGTCGGAAACAAAGACACCATCAAAATTAATAACATACGAATTTGCAACCGGTAAAACTGTCAAAGCCCCTGAAGCTGTACGGCCTGAAGTATTTAGAAAAGATAAGTTCTCCGATAGTTTGTTTGAAGTCAAACAGGCTATCGGATTTCCATTCCAAAGCAATATACAGTCGTTCCCGTTTATCATGGCGTTCCTTTGATTGTTACCTTTGTCGTATCTCCGTAATCGGGCGTTAATTCATAACTTTGCGCAATTTCAGCATTTGAGATCCTACATAAAGTTGTACGCGTTTTATTTGCCTGAATATTGTATTCCATTTTTACAGGCATAAAATATCCATTTAACAAATTTATCACAAATCTTGACAATGGATTAAAATATCCGAAAATAGTACCGTCAAATTTAATATATGGTGTTGCATGCATACGTTCAGTTTCCTCTGCTGCTAATCTCAACAATGGTTTGTATGTGGAAAATGGGGTAGCTAAAAGACTTTCACCTGCATATTTGCGATACCAATTCGATGTGAGTGTAGTTTGATCTGTTTCGTACATTGCCCCCATGTATTGTTTTAGTGTACTATCACCGTTTAGCACTTCAATAGTTTCAGGCACGAATGTGTAATTTGCAGATTGCGTGGCTGTGTGAATTTCACCAATTTGTTCACCTAAATCCCTGAATATCGAGGCTGAAATATTTGTATAGACTATGTTTCTACTCGTTGTGGATGGAGCGAAGATCTTAACCGATATAGTACCACCAGAAGGCACAACAACGCTTTCAATGACCAACTGGCCTGAAGTGCCTATATCTGACCTGACTCTGTAATAGTCTACATAAGGCAAAGCAGATGCCCATGATCCATCCAATTGTAAATACCATGTAGTAATTCCATCGGTTAGCGTTATTCCAAAGTTCATATCAGAATTAAATAACGGATCTGGATTTACATAATCAATCGTCATTTTAAAACGAAAGAAATTATCTATCGCTATCAGATTATTATTTTGATAATAATTTGAAATATTAATTCCTGTTTCATCATAAAATATTACTCCGCCTGTCGGATATAAACCTGCATACATTATGCCTGATTTAGTCCATCCTGGAATAGTTACGCTATTGCATGGGCCTATCGGATCTCCGCCGCAACTTTGACCAGCTCCAGATAGTCCAGGATTATTTAACTTTTCTTCTAAATTTGGGTTGACTCCGAAATTATATTTGAATGAACTATTTTTATAAGGCTTTGCTATCATCTTTAACTGATCGGTATCGGTATGATATAGCGGCGCAATCACTACCCCCTCAGTATGACCGCCCAAAACCTGACTGACTGTTTTAGTTACTGTTCCAACGTAAACTCCAGCCGTATATCTTCTGAAGATCAAAGTGTCAGATAAAGCCATTTCGTTTGGTCTAAAAATATACCAATCTCCCTCTGATTGAATAATTACGGCGGTCCATAATTTCAGAACTGAATCCAGAACTTGCTGGCAATCCATCGGATTAATGTTGTCGTCTCTTAGAAAACGTTCAGCATTTACATAAGTCAATGCAAGTGGATCGTCTGAATCAGTTGAAGGATAGCTTTCCTCTGTTATATTTACACAGGTATAAATATCCATGTTTGGAATTTGAACACGATTTAAGCAATTATAAATAACCTCTAAAAAAGTTTGTTTCCCTAACCAAAAATTACCATCGTTTTGAACGTATGACAGATTCTTAAGAAGTCCTAAAGTATCAACTGCATTTGCTGAAATAGTGTAAGGCGTGAAAGTAAATGATTCTTGGCATCCATCTGGAATAATAAACCCGCGCCAAATTACTGAATCGTTACGCTTAATGTTTATAAGCCATCTAAATTCATCTTCGGTATAAAGGTCTTGAAGCTGGAAGTCCTCGGTTGCAATTAAATTCAAAGTAGCTTCCGAACCAATAAAAGGCTCTAATATCTTTTCTGAATTGTTCTGATAGTTTATCTGTATTGGATTTTCAACACCTAATATAGTTTCAGGTGAATCTACGCCATCCTTTTCGTATATCTCAAGTGTAGCATCCTCAAATACCAAAGGTTGCCTATTATCCTGCGTAATATTAAAATCAAGCGTATATCTAAGGTTATAACTCATGGCCCGAATCTTTGAAGTTTAGCACCTGCTCTATTTAATACTCCAACAAGATTAACGCCTGAAATCTCAAACACAACCCTGCCAGTATCAAACCCGATTGCGGAAGGTTGCGCTCCTATTGCATTTGACGTTGTGAATGCTGGGGTAGGCTCTGTTTTACGTTTTTTGAATAATCCACTTAATAAACTGATTCCGGCAAATGCTGCGCCTGCAATAGGTAATGCTTTGCCTAAGAATCCTCCTATTCCGGTAGCTTCCGATTCATCACCTGTTTTTTTACCTCCAATTAACCCTATAATTCCGCCAAGCAACCCACCACCTTTGCCTTTACCTAAACTATCAGAATACTGTCTTCCTGTATTTGCAGATAATAAATTAGTCAATCCTCTGGCTGCATCGCTTGCTACAATAGATAAAAAAGTATTTAAAATTGCTTTTCCTAATGATTCAAATGAAAGTTTACCTCTCATGAGAATGTCATTGAAGAAAGTTTCAAAATTACCCTGAACCTTAGGCAACAATTCAGAATTTACGTATGTCTGCCAATCGGTTAATCCAGTTTTAAGTTTAGTACTTAAATCCGTGGAAACAACCGGAATGGCTGCATTAAAACCTTCTGATATTCCTGTTGATATGGCTAATCCGCCAGTTTTTCCAGCCATTTTAATGGATGCAGGGTCAATGCTTAGTAAGTCTTTTTGTAGTTTAGAAATTACCGTTTTATCTCCACCTATTGTAGTAAGTTCATCAATAGCTTTTGCAAATGCAGATACCTTTTGTTTATTCCCTTCTCCAAATGTTATGTCAACTGAATTACTTACTTTTAACAGGTCAATATTTAATTGTTTTAATATATCCGCTTGCGTTTTTACTGCTTTATTTCCGCCTGTTTTATCATCAAACAAAGTACCAGCCTCAGCTTCCTGAATTTTTAATTTGTTTAATATATCTGAATAAGTTGTAATTTCTTTACCTGCTTCATTAAATGCATTAGCCTGATTTTCAATCCCGTTTTGCAATACTACAAAGTTATTGATACCAACTGCGCCAAGTGAAGCCCCAACTATTTTACTAAATGTTGATGCCTGTTCTGCTGCTGTTTTAGTAGTTGCCTCTAACTGCTTTACAAAAGCGTCACCTAATAGTTTTTCGGCTGCCTGTATTTTAGCTTTACGCAATAAAGATTTTGACAATAAATCAATTGCATCTGATGCACGTTTTGAGCCAATTGTTTCAAGTGTTAGGAAATTTAACTGCTCTGGATATTCGGCTTTGACTTTCTTTAATGCCTCAAGTCTTGCATTCCGTGAAAGCGTTTCATTACGTGCGATTGCAATTAATCCATTTAATGAAGCTATTTCAACTTTCGCTGATGCCTGAGTTTCTATTAGTTCTTCATTGTATGCCTTCTGGCTTTCTGTAGCGTTATCAACAACACCAGATAGATAGTTTATTGCACCTGCAACTTTTTCAGGATTTTGAGCAAGAATAGTAAATGCTGTACTTAGTAATGAAATCCCAAATAAAAGACCTCCTGAGCCAAGCAAATTAGAGGCTAATGCCTTAAAAGCCTCGGCACTGCTTCCGGTTGATTTCTTTAATGCACTAAAACTTTCAATTAATGGTGGTATATTGTTTTGAATTCCAATTATACCAAAAGGGGCATCCTGAATAACTCTATTAAAATTATTTAACCCTAAAGCTGCTTGATTTGAGTTTTTAGCAAGTGAACCACCAAGCACAGCAGATGTCTTAGCTGCTTCTGCTGATGTTTTACGCAGGCTTTCAGTGACCTTTCCGGAAAAGTTATTTAAATCGCCATTAGCTTTATCAAGACCTTTCTTAAAGTCTGCTATCTCAGCTTCAATCCTTACCTTTAATTCTGCCGTTGCCATGCTCTTTAATTGCTTGTTTTAACTTTTCAGCAGCCTGCTGAGTTCTTAACTCATCTGCCTCTATTTCATCCGAAAACTTTAACAGTTTATCAGGACTTTTTGGAGGACTTTTCAAAAACGGACTGTGACGAACTATCTCCCAGGTCTGCCACCGGACTGTTTTCATTTCGTTTAACTGCTTTTGCCTGAACCCTTGCAAAATAATAAAGTACTCGGCAAGGGTTAAGCTGTAAAAATAATCAAACGTTAATCCCACTTCTCCAACCGCTACCGATAGGATGTCTTTTATCCAGTCTACTTTTTCGGCTTTACCGGACTTTTTTTTTGTTCA